CTATTTACCATTTACCGACAACTCTGCTCTGACTACATCATCTAATGCTGGACTAGGAAAAGACTTCTCAGGCAATAGTAATTACTGGACTACAAACAATATCAGCATTACATCAGGCTCTACTTATGACAGCATGACCGATGTGCCTACGCTGACAAGTGCTACTGCGGCTAATTATTGTGTGTTAAATCCTTTGTCTAAAGGTGCAAATGTTAGCGCAACTAATGGTAATTTAAATGCCGTAATTTCAGGTGGTTCTGCTGAAAGTTTGCAATCTACATTAGGAATGTCAAGCGGTAAATGGTATTGCGAAATGACGGCTGGTGGCGGTGGTAGTATTTTTGGAATTACTACTGCTGGCGCAAATTTAAGTAGTTGGGTTGGTAGCGATACTAAAGGTTATGGTTATCGTGGAGATACTGGTGCAGTAATGTATAACAGTTCTGCTTTAGTAAGTGGAATGTCTACATTTGCAAGTGGCGATATTATTAGCCTTGCTTTTGATGCTGATACTGGAAAACTTTGGTTTGCTAAAAACGGAACTTATTATAATTCAGGTAATCCTGCCACTGGCACAAACGCAACAGTAAGCTCTATTGCATCGGAAACTTGGTTTGTTTCAGTTGGTCGAATAGCGTCTACAAATGATGCACAATTTAACTTTGGACAACAACCATTTACCTACACCCCACCAACAGGCTTTAATAGACTCAACACATTTAACTTACCTACTCCTACGATTGGTGCTACTGCATCTACAACAGCGAATAAGTATTTTGATGCAAGTTTGTATACAGGTAATAGCGGAACTCAAAGCATTACTAATAGCGGTTCTATGCAACCTGACTTTGTATGGCTTAAATCAAGAAGCAATGCACTTGACCATGGATTATTTGACTCTGTTAGAGGTGTGCAAAATGTTTTAGCTTCAAACGGAACAGGTGCGGCAAACTATGGTGGAACAGGCGAATTAACGGCTTTTAATAGCAATGGATTTACCCTTGTTAATAGCGGAAGCTATCAAACCAACCAAAGTGGTTATACCTATGTCGCTTGGCAATGGCGAGCAAATGGAACTCCAGCCGTAACCAACACAGCAGGTTCTATTACATCTACAGTAAGTGCTAATACAACTGCTGGATTTAGTATTGTTACTTATACAGGTAATGGAGCAAATTCAACTGTAGGGCATGGACTTGGTGTTGCACCCTCTATATATATTGTTAAAAGAAGAAATAATGTCGATGCTTGGTTTGTGTATAGCAATCAGTTAGCGGCAACTCAATATTTAAGATTAAATTCTACTAATGCTGCCGCAACATTTAACTTTTGGCAAAATACTGCACCAACATCATCTGTGTTTTATATTTCAACCGATGTTAGTGTAAATGCAAGTTCAGACACCTATGTAGCCTACTGCTTTGCACAAATTGCTGGATACTCTGCATTTGGCTCATACACAGGCAACGGAAGTGCTGATGGTCCGTTTATATTTACTGGGTTTAGACCTAGGTTTGTGCTTATAAAGCTATCAAGCGCTGGCGGAACAAACTGGCAAATTTATGATTCAGCTAGAAATACATATAACGCAACAGACTTATTGTTACTTCCATCATCTTCTTCCGCAGAAGGAACATTTGGTTCTTATCCAATAGATTTAACATCAAATGGATTTAAAATAAGAGGCACAGGAAACGGCTTAAATGATAGCGGTCAAACTTTAATATACATGGCATTTGCCGAAACCCCCCTGAAATTTTCCAACGCACGATAGGAACTAATATGCCTTTAGTTACCAATAAAGGAAAAGACATTACAAACTATAGGTTTGGTAGGCTTACTGTCATTTCTGATTGCGGTAAAGATAAACACAGTAATTTGCAATGGCTTTGTATTTGTGATTGTGGAGAATCAAAGGTTATTACTGGAACAAATTTAAGAAGAAAACTTATTGTTTCTTGTGGGTGTTTTAGAAAAGAAAAATCTAGAGAAATATTAAGAAAACTTAATACAACTCATGGACAATCATATACAAAAGAATACAAAACATTTAATTCTACAAAATATGACAAAGCACAAAAAAACCAAATACCTAAATGGGCTAATGTTCAAGCAATAAAAGATATATACATGAATAGACCAAAAGGTTACCATGTAGACCATATAATTCCATTACAAGGTAATAATGTTTGTGGGCTTCATGTAGAAACAAATTTACAATATTTACCAGCCTTTGAAAATATAAGCAAAGGCAACAAATTTATAGGAGTGTAAAAAATGCCATTTAAAATTGGAAACAAAACAATTCAATTAGATACACCTTTTACCATTGGTGAAGGTAATTCTTTGATTCAATATCCAGCTAATTTTCTTAGACTTTCTACAGAAGAAGAAAAATCTGCTTTGGGAATTATTTGGGAAGCTGACCCTGTAAGAGCATCTGATGTTTTCTACTGGGATGGCAACATCAACAATCCTAAAGCCTTAGAAGATAGAGAAGAATCCGATGAAAATGGCAATCCTCTCTATGTCAAGGTATTAGGCACAGTAGATGGTAAACCAGCAATGGTCGATAGCACAGAGAGATTAGTAACAAAAGGATTAAAGTCTAACTTTATCGCCCAAATCAAGACTACGGCTGGCACTATACTCGCACAAACTGATTGGATGGTAATCCGTAAAGCTGAACGCAATGTTGATATTCCTAGTTCTGTTGCTACTTATCGTGCTGCGGTTGTCGCTAAAGCAAGTGAGTTAGAGGCAGCGATTACTGGAGTAACAACTGTAGAACAATTGATTGCTTTAGATATGTCCTTTCCTAGCGAGACTGTATGACCGAAGCTGACTTAAAACTCCTAAGCCATGAAGAAGTCTGTAAGGTTCGCTATGAACAGATTAACGCTAGACTAAAGAGACTAGAACAGATTCTCCTCGGTACTGCTGGATTCATTATTATAACCTTGTTAACATTAGTGTTAAAATGAGAGAAATATCAGTTGGTAAGAATCTTACCGCTAATACCTTAACAACGCTGTACACTGTACCACGCCAACATACTGCTCGGTTTTATAACTTATATGCACATAATTCAGGTGGCAGTACAAAACACTTTAGTGCTTGGTGGTATGACAAGAGTGAAAACACAGAGATTGTTATTTTATTAGAATACAATCTTTCTACTAAAACTTATTTACATCTTAATGGTTCTTCTTATATTTTCTTAGAAGAAGGCGATGAAATTAGAGTTAGGTCTGAAACAGGTTCTACTGTGAGCATTATCATTACATTAGAGCAAGAATATAAATCAACCAATCAACACGGATAATTATTATGCCACTCGCTAAAGGTAAGTCACAGAAGACAATCAGTAAGAACATCTCTAAGATGGTTAAAGAAGGTCGTCCTCAGAAGCAAGCTGTTGCAATCGCTTTATCAACCGCTAAAGTAGCTAAACCCAAGAAAAGGAAATAATATGCCAATGGTAAAAGACAAGAAGTTCCCTTACACAACAAAGGGTAAGAAAGAAGCTAAGACATACGCTAAGAAGACTGGCACTAAAGTGGTCGCTAAACCAATGAAGAAGATGGGAGCGATGCGTGGCTACTAAACCCGGCTTATATGCCAATATCGCCGCCAAGCGTCGTCGTATTAAGGCTGGCTCAGGCGAGAAGATGCGTAAGGTTGGCTCTAAAGGCGCTCCCACTGCTACAGCCTTTATTGAGTCAGCAAAGACTGCTAAGAAGAAGAAATAATGCCTAAGAAAGCATATCAGAACCCAGAAGGCGGTTTAAATGCCAAAGGAAGGGCTTATTTCAAGCGAACTGAAGGAGCTAACCTCAAACCTCCAGTTTCTGCTAAAGCGGCTGCAAAGTCGCCTAAAGCGGCTGGAAGGCGTAAGAGCTTCTGTGCAAGGATGGGCGGTGTTAAAGGTCCAATGAAGGATGAAAAAGGTAGACCTACTCGTAAAGCCTTAGCCCTAAAGAAATGGGATTGTTAAAATAACTCTTGACATAGAGTTAAAAGTATGCTACACTAAGGAACATTATGGCAACGACTTACTTACAAGCAGTTAATAGTGTGTTACGACGGTTAAGAGAAACCGAAGTAGCTACCGTTAGCTCAACCTCCTATTCTAAGTTAATTGGTGATTTTGTTAACGATGCTAAGTCTTCCGTTGAATCAGCCTATAACTGGAATGCATTGTCGACTACTTTAACGGCTACGACTACGGCAGATTTGTTTAGTTATGTGTTAACTGGTTCCGGTGTACGGTTCCGTATTGTGGATGTATTAAACGACAGTAAAGATACTGTTATGCGTTTAGCACCTACAACATGGATGAATCAGCAGTTTTTACCAACAAGCCCACAGAAGGGTTCTCCTAATTACTATAACTTTAACGGACAGGATGGTAACGGAGATACATTAGTTGATGTCTTCCCAATCCCTGATGGTGTTTATACATTACGGTTTAATGTCATATTACCACAAGCAGATTTAACATCTGACAGCACTGTTATTAAAGTTCCTGCCGATGTTGTTATTCTAAATGCTTATGCAAGAGCATTAGTAGAGCGTGGTGAAGATGGCGGATTACAGTCTTCCGAAGCATACGCTTTAGCTCGGAACTTAATGGCTGATTATATATCTTTAGAGTCTAATCGTTATCTTGAAGATACGAACTGGGTTCCAAGTTGAGTAAGCCACTACAAGCAGCCACTATTGCTGCGCCCGGATTCATGGGTTTAAATACGCAGGATAGTAGCGTTACACTAGAGTCCGGCTTTGCTTTAGTTGCAAATAACTGCATCATTGATAAATTTGGTCGTATTGGTTCCCGTAAGGGTTGGGACAATGTCCACGCAACCAATGCTGATTTATCTACTGCAGTCGTTAAAACAATTGCAGATGTTAGAGGACCGGATAATAATACAGTTCTTTTTGCTGCTGGAAATAACAAACTATTTATTGAAGAGTCTAGTGCCTTAGTCGCTAAGAATGTGCGTAATGCTGCTGACTCTGCTAATGTAAGCTATACGATTACCGACAGTCATTGGCAAGTTGCTAATATACAGCAAACAGGTGAAACAAAGTCGTATGCTACAATTGTCCAAGAAGGACATCCAGTTTTACTACTTAACTATTTAACAACTGCATTTGGTTTTCAGCGTCTAGGTGATTTAGGAACTTTACCGACAGGATATGTAACTGCCACCTTTATGCCAAACTGTGCAATTGCGGCATACGGCAGAACTTGGGTAGCAGATATTTCTGGTGATAGACAGACTGTGTATTTTAGTGATTTGTTAGACGCTACGAACTATACGACAGGAACATCAGGTCGTTTAGATATATCTGAAGTAGTGGGTGATGGAGACCCTATTGTTGCTTTAGCATCTCACAATGGTTTCTTGGTTATATTTTGCACTAGACATATTGTTGTCTACAGCAATGCACAAGACCCATCCATTATGCTATTGTCTGATGTTATTACTGGTATTGGTTGTGTGGCAAGAGATTCTGTACAAACAACTGGTTCTGATGTTATCTTCTTGTCAGATACTGGTGTTCGGTCTTTGACCAGAACAATTCAAGAGAAGTCTGCACCATTTAGAGACTTGTCAAAGAATGTTCGTGATGATTTAATTAGCTATGTAAATGGCACTGTAGCCAAGACGATTAAGTCTGTTTACAGCCCAACCGATGCTTTTTATTTATTGTCGTTTCCTCCTCAGTCTATTGTCTATTGTTTTGATACTAGAGTAATGATGCAAGACGGTGCAGCACGGACTACAACTTGGACTAGCTTAGTTCCTCATAGTTTTGCTTTAACAAAAGACAAAGAAGTTTATCTAGGTGTAGCTGGTTATGTTGGTAAGTATACAGGATACCAAGATAATGGTGTGGATTATTTAATGGCTTACTTTACTAACTATTTTGATTATCAAACACCAACAACCTTAAAGATATTTAAAAAGGCTGACTTTTATATTATTGGCGGTGCGTCACAAACAGTTGCAATTAAATGGGACTTTGATTACGAAGGTAGTTACGAATCAGAAATCAGAACTTTAGATGCGTTATCAATTTCTGAATACGGTATTGCTGAATACAACATTGGTAAATTTGCTGGTGGTACAGTTATTAGTCGATTAGATGTCCCAACTTCTGGTACAGGACGAGTATTACAGATTGGATTAGAGTGTGATATTAATGGTAATGCAGTATCCGTACAGAAATTGGATGCTTATATTAAATTAGGAAGGGTGGCTTAATCGTGTCTAATTACACAAAAACAACTAACTTTACTGCGAAAGATTCGTTACCTACTGGTAATACGAATAAGATTATTCGTGGTTCAGAGTTCGATACTGAATTCAATAATATTGCTACAGCAGTAACCACTAAAGCTGACTTAGCAAGTCCTGCTTTGACTGGAACTGCTACCGCCGTTAATTTAACTGTTTCTGGAACTATGACTGCCTCTAGCGGCATGACTCTAACAGGTACGCTAACAGGCGGAACTATTGATGGCGGTACATACTAATCATGGCAGAGATTATCGACAAACAGATGTCTGCTACGGAGATTATCCGTAAAGACCTAGAGCGTGGTGGTTTGAGCAAACAAGAAGAGAAGTTCTTCAAGAGCTTAGCCATTATGATTCAACAGAACAAAGCTGTTGTTGTTAGACACAATAACACTGTGTTTATCGGTATTCGTAAAGAACCGGGTGTATTAGAAGTGCATATGTATACAGTAGACACTCCTAATATGCTTCTTGGTGCAATGAAAGTTGGTATTGATGCAGTCAAGAAAGCTGGTATTAAGAAGTTAGTATCTGAAACTGATAACTATAAACTAATAACAATGATGCAAAAGATGAATTTACCTGTAGAAGTAAAGAAGAAGGGTAAGTCATTTGCATGGTCACTGGAGATTAAATAATGGGTGGCGGAGGCGGATTTGTATCAGCGATAACAGACCCAATTTCTGATGTACTAGGTACTTCGGGTGGTGGTGGCGGTCTATTAGGTGCTGTAGAGGATGTTGGTGGGTTCATCGGCGATGCTGGTGAAGTTATTGACAAGAATGTTTTACAACCAGCACTACAAGACCCTGTAGGCACTGCAGTTAAGATTGGCGCTATTGCCGCAGCCCCGGCTACCGGAGGAACATCGTTGTATGCTATTCCAGCCTATACAGCCACTAAAGCAATTGCTGCGGGTGTGCCAATTGAAGATGTAGCAAAGATGGCAGCAATCTCTGCTGCTGCTACTGCTGCAGGAGTTAGTGTTGCTGACTATGTTGGAACGCTTGCTGAATTTGGTACTGAAATTGGTTCACAACAAACCGCAATGTTAGCGGCACAGAATGCTGGTATTGGCACAGGCGGTGCATTATCAACCGCTGTAGGACAAGTTGCTGGTGGCGCTGCTTCAGGTGCAATTGGTGCTGCTGCAACAGGAAGAGACCCAGTAACAGGATTATTAACAGGTGCCACAAATGCAGCAATTGGTCAAGGCGTAAATTACGGAGTTGATGCAGGAGCAAACTTATTTAAAGGAAGTACAGGTATGGACGGACTATTTAATACGACTGGTGAAGACTTTAACATGGGCGGCATATTTAGCGGCACAGGTGAAGACTTTAACATGGGTGGTAATCCCAACATTATCCCCGGTGAACTTGGAGACATTATTCAAGACGCTCAAGGTAACATTATCTTGTCTTCAGGAGCAGACATCCAAGCTGCACAGTCTCTGGGCTTTGACAGCACTACACTAACGAACTATGCTAAACAGTTTGGTACTCAAGCACTTAGAGCGTTATTGACAAGTCGTGGTGGTTCTGGGGCAGGTGGCGCAGGTGGGAACACTGGTTTAGGGGGTTTACTCGGTGGGGGTGTTAATGCTTATTTGTCTGCACAACAAAGACAAGCAATTCAAAACGCTTACAATCAACAGTCTCAACAAGTAGCACAGGCTGCTGCTAGAGCGCAACAACAAGCTACCTTTAAACCCGTTGGAATTACAACTGCTTTTGGTCAGTCTCAGTTCCAAGTAGACCCAACAACAGGACAATTGGTTTCTGCTGGATACACAGCAACTCCAGAAGTTGCAGCACAGCGTGAGCGTCTGTTTGGTCTGGGCGCTCAAGCACTGCCAACAACAGCAGATACACAAACAATCCAGCAACAATACATTGCTCAACAACAAGGTCTATTAGCGCCCGGTAGGGAACAACAATTAGCGCAGTTGCGTAATCGTCAATATCAGCGTGGAACCACTGGTCTAGCTACTGGTGGGACTGTAGCAGGATATGCTCCCAATGCTGCTGGGTTAATGGCTACAAATCCTGAGATGGCTGCTTATTATAATGCACTTGCAAGGGAAGACGCTACTTTATCTGCTAACGCCCCTACTTATGCTCAGAATCTCCTTAATGCTCAGATTAATACTGGTACTGGTTTATTTGGAGCTGCGAATACCTTAGAAGGTTACGCAAGACAGCCATTAGCCTTGTCTACCGATTTAGCAAAAGCTCAAGCCGCTTCTGGTGCATACGCTGGTCAACTTGGACTGACAGGACAACGACAAGCTGCTCAACTAGCGGCTGAGGGTTCATTATTAGGTAATGCAGCAATGCAAGGCACTTACAATCAGTTAGGACAAGTAGCAACTGGCGTAGGTAATACTGTTGGCGGTATCTTTAGCCAAATCCCAGCAATTCAGAATTGGTTAGCATAAGGAATAATCATGGCACAACAGTTTGATAGTATTGTAGGTGGTCTATTTGGAGCTTCTCCGGAAGCGTTGAATATTGCTCGTGAGCAGCAAATGCTAGACTTTGCAAGCAAGGTTGCCACTGCAGAAGGACAACAACCCGGCTTAGGTTCTGTCTTAGGTGCTAATGTAATGGGCGCTAGAGGAGTTCGAGAACTAGGCGGTGTCTTTGGCGTTCAGGACCCGCTAATGCAGCGTGTATCGCAACAACAACAGTTATTGAGCGATGTTGACTTTACTAATCTAGAATCACTAACTAGAGGCGCACAGCAAGCAACTGCGGCAGGTCGTCCTGATATTGCTGAGGCATTAGCAAAAAGAGCATTAGAGATTAGAACTAAAGTAGACGAGAGACAAGCAACTCGTGATACACAGATTCAAATTGCTCGTGAAAGAAATGACGCATTGTTAGAACAAGCAAAACAGCGGGGCGCTGACCAGAAAGAAATAGCTCGTATAAATGCTGCGTTTAAAGAAGAACTACTAAATCTTAGACGAGACACTGCCGACGAAAAGAAACAAGAAAAGATTGAAAAGCAACAACAAGCTGCTGATATGGCTATTGGTGCCGCTGATAGAGTTATTAACGAAGTTAAACAAGCACGAGATAAAGTATCTGGATTTACCGCTGGTGCTGGTGCGCTTTTGTCAGTCGTCCCGTTAACAGAAGCAAAAGATTTGTCTAAGCGTTTAAATACCATTAAAGCTAATCTTGGATTTGACCGTCTACAGCAAATGCGTGATGCGTCTCCGACTGGAGGAGCTTTAGGTCAAGTTGCGGTTCAGGAATTAATTGCATTGCAATCTACAATTGCTTCGTTAGACCAAGACCAAAGTCCTGCTCAATTAAAAGAAGCATTAGATAAAATAGAATTCCATTATTCTAATTGGAGAGACACTGTTCGTAAATCAGGAAAAGCAACACCAACCGGAACAACGCCGGAGGCTGGTAAACAAGGTACAGCCGCTAATCCAATAGTGTTAAAATAAGGACAATTATGCCAGTATATCAATACGAAGGTGTTCATTATGACCTTCCAGACGGATTGTCAAATGAACAAGCGATTGCTAAGATTCAATCTTATTTAGGTGTTTCAGCACAGCCAGCCCGCCCACGCCAAACAGAATACACTGCAGAGCAGATGGCTCCGTCTTCACCTGAAGATGTCGGCTTCAGTGGTGAGGCTCCTTCTGAAAGAGAAAAAGCAATTGGTCGTACTCTGCTAGGAATTGGAAAAGGAATCGTAAATCCAGCATTAGCAGTAGGACAATTTGTTGCTCCAGAACGAACTCAGGATTTACTAAGTCGATATAAAGAAGCAAGAACAGAACTTGGTGGTAAAGGATTAGATGTTGGTGAAGTAGTCGGGACAATTATCAATCCTTTAAATCGCTTTCTACCAGCAGCTACAGCAGCAACGACAACAGGTAGAGCAGCTCAATATGCAGGACAGGGTGCTGTTTTAGGCGCTTTAACTCCTGCAGAAGATGCAAAGAATTTATTATCAGAAAAGATTAGTCAAATAGGTTTTGGTGCTGTATTAGGAGGTTTACTAAGCTCCGGTATTGATTTAGGTAAAGGCGTTTATAATATTTCTAAAGAGTTTGTAAAGCCTCTTACCACTACTGGTCAGAAAGCTATTCTACAAGAAAGACTCCAAGAACTTGCCAGCAAAGAACCTGAGAAGATTATTGCTGCATTACGCAACGCCCCGGAAACTGTTCCCGGCTCTAAACCAACAGCCGCAGAAGCAATTGCTGATATTCCAGCAGCTACCGGATTAGCTGCCTACCAGAAGGCATTAGAAACCTCACCACAAAAAGGAATATCCGCTGATTTTGCTGTACGGGATGTAGCACAGCAAACAGCAAGACAGCAAGTACTACAGAAAACAGGCGGTACAGAAGAAGACATCTTAGAGGCTATTGCAAATAGAACTCGTGTTACAGAACCATTAAGAGAAGATGTATTATCTCAAGCAAATATTGCAGGGCAGGTTGCTCCTAGATTAGAACAGCAGATTGCTGAGAAGTTTAAAAGTAAAGCAGGGGCATTGCAAGTTGGCGGTAAACTAGAAACAGAAGCAATGCAGCAACAGCAGTTATCACGGGAGTTCTTTCCTGTACCGGGCTATCCTAGAGTATCGCCAGAATATAGTCAGAATTACAATAGGATTGTAGAAAACCTACAAGGTTCAACTCTATCTAAAAACATTGCGGCTCAACGCCAAGCAGAAGCAGAATTTAAGAAGTTTCAATTGCAAAGTTTAGCTGATGAAGGTTTTTATCCTTTACGAGTACAGTCTATTATTGATAATGTAGATACAATTCTTCAGAAACCCGGTGAACGGGCTTCCGATGTGGTGACTAATGTATTTAGTTCATTGAAAGAGAAATTAACTCGTCTAACAGACCCCGCTACTGAAATTATTGATTCAAGAGATTTGTATACAATTCGTAAAGAAATCGGTAATGACATTAAGAAGTTTTCACAGGAATCCCAAAACTGGGATGCTAAACTAACTAGCGGGTTAGAGAAAAATGTCAAAGACTATATTGATAATGCTATCATAAAAGCAAGTGAGTCTGGAGTTAAGAGAGAGAATTCAACTTGGCAGAAATACTTAGATACTTTCCAGAAAGAGTCTACTAAGATTAATCAAATGCAAATTGCACAGGCACTGGAAAAGCAATTGGGAACTCCTTTAGGAAACAAAGAAAGAGCTGCACAGTTTGCTGCTGCTGTTGAAAATGGAGCTTCCATTATTAAACGGTCAACAGGACAGAATCGTTTCTCTAAACTAGAAGATGTATTAACACCACAGCAAATTGGCGATATTAATAAAGTATTAGTGGATGTACAGCGTAAAGCTAAATCAGAAGAATTAGCAAGTATGTCTAAGGTTGCAGGACAGCAAGCATATGAATTACCGCAATTGCTTAACCGTTACGCTACGATTACCAATACTGTTTTAAAGTTAATAAAGAAAGATGTGACTGACGACATTAATCGCTACGCTGCCGATATGTTATTAGACCCTCCTAAACTAGCTGCATTTATTGAAGGAATCCCCACAAACAAAATGAAAAGTATTGTAACTGCTTTTATGTCTCGCTTGACTCCTGAAACTAGAGATGCCTTTAGCAGAGCAATCATTATTAGACCAGCGGTTGTACAAAGCCAACAATAATTAAGAATATGATTCCATGTCAGACCAATTTGGGTTTATCGAAGGAGCAAAGTCTGTAACCAGTAGCATGGATGCTAGTCGAGAGGCTAGTAAATCTATTACCAAAAGCATTACCGATGTACAGAAGGACGCTGCAGCAGTAGCGCAGCAGAAGGACCTAGAGCGTAAGAGACAGATAAGAGAAGCTCAGGTCTTTAAAGAGCAGTATTTCAAGAGAGCAATGATGGAATGGCAACGCCAAGAAACCATCCGTATCGAAGAAGCTAAAGTCAAAGCTGATTTCATAAGAAAGCATGGAGCTAAACGCTGGAGTGAAATCGAATCCATTAAACAAAAGATAGAGAAACAAGATAATGAACTTAATCGAGAGTTTAAACACGATTTGGCAAAGGTTCGTAGAGCAATGTTCATGTGCTATGCAGTGGCTGCGGTCATTGCTTGGTATCTAACTTGGGGGTATAAACAATAATGTTACCATTAATGGCACTATTTGATGTTGGGATGAAAGTCCTAGATAAATTCATTCCTGACCCTGAAGCTAAGGCTAAGGCGCAGAAAGAGTTGCTACAGATGCAACAAGAAGGTAAGTTAGCTGAGTTAAACGCTGACAATATTGAGGCACAAGAACTTACTAAGCGTCAACAAGCAGACATGGCTTCGGACTCTTGGTTGTCTAAGAATATACGACCTATGACGCTAGTCTTTATCCTGTTGGTCTATTCAACATTCGCTACGATGTCCGCATGGGACATTGAAGTCAACAACAACTATGTTGAACTACTAGGTCAGTGGGGTATGCTCATTATGTCCTTCTATTTTGGCGGACGCACGCTGGAGAAGATAATGGATATGAAGAAAGGTAAAGATGAACCTAAGTCCTAATTTCACCTTAGAAGAACTAACCCATTCTGAAGTAGCGGAGCGTAAGAACCTAGATAATACCCCTAACGCTACAGAGGTTGCTAATCTAACTCGATTGGCAGCCTTGCTAGAGCAGGTTAGAACCCTCCTAAACAAGCCAATAATGATTAATTCTGGCTTTAGGTCTAAACCAGTCAATGACTCTGTCGGTAGCAAAGACACTAGCCAACATAGGATAGGTTGTGCTGCTGATATTAGAGTCCCCGGAATGACCCCTAAAGAGGTCGTAGAGGCGTGTTTGGCTTCGGATATACCCTTTGACCAAATCATCGAAGAATTCGGCTCTTGGACACATATAAGCGTTCCTAATGGTGCTTCTGATAAGCCTCGTAGACAAGCCCTAATTATTGATAAGGCTGGTACTAGGAATTTTGTGTAACAGAATGTCGGTATTTATTAACATTTACAGACAATTTGTACATTATCAGAAACAAAAAAGAACCCCGCCGAAGCGGGGCTATAAAGACACGACTTAGGAATTAGATTTCACACCCACCTGCAGTACAGCTCAAAGTCTGAGCGCCTTCAACATTATCGTCATACTCCTTGAAGTTCTCCCAGTCTACCGCACTAGGAACTAAGGCTTTTAACTTGTTGTAAGTCTCTTCATCACACTCTTCATAAGGCGCTTGCTTATAAGTGCCACCATCCATCGGTAGGAAAGACACCCCTGTTACCTCATCAAAGTGCTTAAACACCCACGCACCGACATCCATCCATTCGTCTTCACGCACTGAAATGGTGACAGATGGCTTATGCTCACAGTAATGTCGCTGGAACAGTAGCCACAGGCGTAAGTGTTGAATCGCTGTCAAATCCTCACGCAATAGACCACCATCATCTACCTTAACTGGAAAGCTAAAGACAGTTGTAGAGTCTGGTTTTAGATAGCAAGGCTCACCGACAAAGCCAGAGGAGAGCATAAACTGTGTTAGTGGGTCTTTGTTATCAGCCCGAACACGGCGTATGTAATACTTGCTATGTTGAGGATGAATCCCAGAAGCAGTACTGCAAAGCTGAGAAACTGTTCCTTCTGGTTTGACAGCAGTAACCGCCACAGACTGATTAATACCAATAGCTGAAGCAAATTCAATGTTAGTAGTGATAGCCACATCTCGTAGTCTCTCCAATCTTGCAGGTAAGTCCTCATCATCAGGATTGTTCAGTAGCTTATTGTCGCAGATACCAGTCATAGACACACCCAATAGCGCCTCTTCTTTGGTGTTCTTTTCCCAAATCTTACGCAAGTAAGGAAACTCTGTTAGCGATGCTTGAAATGTACCAAGAATCGTTGCCAAGCGAATCTTATTCTCCAAGGTAGATACAGTATCGTAGCTACGAACAATACAACTGGAAAGATTACAAAACTGGTAAGGACGAAGGATAATTTCACTACAAGGATTAGTGCCAAAAGCATAGGTTTCGTCTCTGCGACCATTCTTTGCTGCCTGTTTCTGAGATGCTTCACGATTAAATATACCTCGCTCTCCAGAGTGTGATTCATAGATGCTTGACCATTCACGCATAAACTGACCGATACTAGGTGTTTCGGCATAGGTGGCAGAGTTATTGGCTAAGGCTCGTTGTCCTTGACCATCCCACCACGCACCTGCTTTAGCGTGTGCCATCTTGTCGTCTGACAAATCAGACAGACTAATCATTGCACTGCGTCTGACTCCACCCACAACAACAACTTCCCCGATTTTACAGAGAATATCGTGACACTCAATGGATGACAAACGACGACCAACTGCCCCTCTAAACTTGGCAATAGTGAACTTAAAAAGTTCTTCCAAAGGTCCGGGTCCAGAAGCACGACCTCCGAATACTTTGAGTCTAGCTCCGGCAGGTCTAACTTTGGATAAGTCGTACCTTGGAACTTCACCAGAATATAGTAAAGCAATGAGCTGTCTAAGTGATTTAGCCCATCCTTCTTTAGAATCCGACACAACAATAGTAGTCTGACTAGAAAACAACTGCTCAGGGACTTCAGGTAATTTAGAAACATATTGTTGCTCCACAGAAAAGCCGACACCAGTGCCACACAGAAGAATATACATTGCTTCATCAAAGGCTTTAGGGTCATCAATTGGTAAATATGAACAATTAAATGCTGCGACATTCTGACGCTCTAGTGCTGGTCCTGCTGTCATCACAGCTCTCATAGATGGCACTACTTCAAGATTAACAACAGCAGTTTCTAATTCTTTGCGTAACTCGGGTGGTAATGTGTAGTTCTGTTTCTTCTGTAGGTGTTCTGTCATAAAATCAAAATAGCGTGCTACAGTTTCACTCCAGTGTTCTCTGCGACCTTTATCGTCAAGATAGCGACTGTATCGTGATTTAGCAATAAAAGTGTTATAGGGACTCATTGTGTATTGTGTCATTATTATTTAACTTCCTGTTCTAGTTTATCGGCGTGTTCTTCAATTTTATCAGAAAACATTTGGACGATTTCTTCACTACTAATTTCTAACAACTCTAGCAGTGTGATTTCGTCCAATTCTTTAAGACGCTCTTTAATCTCGTGCAGCAGTAATGGCATCTTTCTCTTTCTGAATAAGGTATTCTAAGTAGTGTTTAGCTTTCTCTAGGTCTTCAACTCCATTCTTAAATTTATAGCGAAGGATGTATTTTACCACATTTCCTGCCCAGTAGTCAAGACCCCATTCTTCAATGATTTCCCAAGGCTGGTGCGCTCGTTTGTAGTGAGTACCACCGACCTGTCTTGAAAGAACATCGCCGGGGTCTTCCATTCCAGCCTCATATTCGGTTAATACTTCGTAACCATAGTGTGCTGGCATTGCAATTGGGTTATCAGGCATATTGTTTTACCTCTACTGATTTTTTAAGTGACTTTGTTCCTTGCGACCATGTTCCGCAATCTCTACATTGATAGCGTTGATACGCTCCTGTAGTAGATATAGCAGTGCCTCGTCTTTGCAGATTCGTCGAAGCACAATTAGGGCAATGGTGTCCATCCAAGAAGAGATTGTGATTAGGATGATGCTTAACCCAAGGAAGAAGAGTGCTATACAACGACTCAAGTAAAACGACATCTTGTATATTATACTTCTCCATACGCTTCCAAGCATCTTTATCTCCGTTCATGCACTTGACCCACAACTCGTGTCCTTCGTGTTCGTGTTTCTTTCCTAATCCTAAGCGTTGTGCTACATAGTCCAGCTTGTTACTAGGAAACCTAAAGTTGCTACGAACAACACGCAGTAGGTCAATTTGTTTATAAGGCGATGGTGGATTAAAACGATGTAGTAAGAATTCCTTGTTAAGTGTAGGAATATCAAACTTAGTACCATTATAATGAACCACAGCATCTGCATCGTTAAGAAGGGCATGAATTCCTTTCAGCATTGTCTTTGGTCTTGATTGGTGTACAGAATCAAACAGCACATCTTTCTGTCCTAGCCACTTTGCTGCGTAGCATAGAACATAAGAAGACTCCATCAACTGATTGATACTGACATTCTGTTGCCAAAGACCCCACACATGAGCTGTATTAGGACTTGACTCAATGTCTAAGAGAAGTATTTTCAAGACCATTCCTCGTCATCAAACTTAAACTCTGACTGTGATGGGTCAATGCTGTACTCTTGCGCTCGTACGGAACCGCCACCATAATCTACAAATCTCAGTTTGTTCTTGACATCATAGCCATAAATACTGCTAAGGAAGTCTGCAAAGTCAAGCATTACCGAAGTCCACTCGGCAGTCTCATCGTGAGACACACTAACTTCAACTGTGCGCTGCTTAGGATAGCCGTAGCCATCGTCTCTGTTGTCATATCCTGACTCAAAACTAAAACGATAAGTATTGTCGTCCATCACATTTCCTTTCTAAGGTCTTGCCATTAAATTAAATAAAACTTCTGCATCAATTACTGCTAAAGGTTTACTGCCATTCTGTTTCACAATAACAATCGGTTCATAATTACCGTGAGACTGTGCTTGTTCATAATACTTGTATACTGCAACCTTGGCTAATGATTTACATTCAATTGAGGCTGGGATTTCGTCCTTCGCCAACTGAGACATCACTATATCTTCCCCATGACTGCCCATCGGACAACTGCGTAAGTCGAGTTCGCTTAGTTGCGGATACCTTTTTAACAACTCTTTTACTACCCACTTTTGTAGGTTTCGTCCCTTGGCTTTCGCTGACTGTGGTTTCATTCAATACCTTTCTATCTTTAATCCATGCTTTGGGAATGTGCATCCGGGCATTGGTTTCTGTATCAGACCAAGTTGATGCAATGCAGATTGCTTCATCGGTTTCATGTACTAGAAACCCAACAGTAATACACTGATGAATCTCTGCTTTAACTTTCTCTTCCCATCCGGAATCAGCAACAGCATCAATCCATGAGATTTGAATTATATCTGGGGTAGTTGCCACAGTTCGTGTTCCTTTCGTTGTAACCACAGTAGTTGTCCATTTTCTAATACACGCTTTTCATCGCCGTCATACGCTTTTAAGACAGCGCTGTAGAGTTCTGTTTCATTGGTACAGTCTGCTAGTATCTTCTTTGCCTTCACAGGTCCAATGCCTTTTAATCCAATGATATTGTCAATTCTGTCGCCAGTTAATATCTGTGTATAAAAAGCCACTAAGCCTTCAAACTCTGAGACATAATACTTTTGTTGCTTGCGATAGTTATAATGCCAACCTCTAAACTGATTCAAGTCTTTGTCGATATGAACCATGATAGATTCATCTTCTGATACCGCATAAGCAGCGATGCCAACCGCATCGTCAGCTTCAATGCCAGTTACTACAGTAAAGCCCCAAGAGTTCACTAAATGGTCTCTAAGTGCTTGAAAATGCATAGGTTTCTCTGAAGTGCGTTGTCCTTTGTAAGGCGCAGTTACCGCTAAAGTATCTCGAAAGTTACCTTTGCCAGTTAGAAAACCTTGGTAATCTTCACATTCTAAATCCATACACAACTCAACCATCGTCTGCTCAAGTCGTGCAATAGCAATAGGCTCCTCTACATCATTGCTAGAGAAGCCTACTGCATAGATTAACGAATCAGCGTCAATCAGAGCTGTTATCACAGGATGTCATCATCCATGTTTTCGTCAGCAGTAACGCCATCGGCGCTGTACTTGACTAAATCAGTAATAACAATCTTTGCTAATGAAGCTGAGACACCATTCTTGTTCTTCCACTTCCACTCGTAAGGCTTAATGAGTGCAACTGCTTTAGAACCATTACCAACAGTATCTTTGATTTCATTGCCAGACTTATCGTACGGCTGAATAGCATAGTTTGACTTCACAGTCAAGAACCAACCCTTCTCAGGTTTGTCCTCACGCTTGCGTGGTGCAAGACCAATCTCTTCGAGTGCCTTGACTGCAGCATCGGATAAGTTAGCCAAGTCGCATTGGAACTTGCCACTCATCTCATTGACACGGTCAAAGAAAGCCCACTGAACTTCTGCTTGAATTTTTACTGGTTTCATTTCCATAATACTCTCCTTATCTACAACTGGTTTTAGAAATACTGCAACTACTATTATACAACAACTTACAACTATATGATTTCATTATATGAAATAGTTACTGCAATGTCTGTGTTGAGTAATCAATACTAGCCTCTAGTGTACCATCCTCAATATCAAGTAAAGCATCCTTTAATAACTCGTAGGTCTCTTCAAGGTCAAAAGAGGATTCTAAACTGTAAGTACCATCAATATAGGCAGTGACAACAGTCATGCCAAGTATGTTTTCTTTATTTCTGTCCATCATTTTCCTTTGGTGAGATATTTAACAACTTTAAGAATACCCTCTAGGTTATCACCAAGTTGTCCTAAAGACAGGTTGCATCCTCGACATAAAACACCTCGAAACTCCATTGTATCATGGCAATGGTCATAACAAAGTTCTTCTGTTTTTCCACAGATTTCACAACTTGTTTGTGCAGCCATTCTTTGTTTGTAGGTTTCAGCATCAACTCCGTATCGTTTCTTGGTTTGATGGTCTGTTTTCCAGTCCTTAATCTTTGGATTTAATAAATTCCTAGAAACACGACAAGAGATACATTCGTTTCTTCGTCCGTATTTACTCGTATTACTTTTTACAAATTTTTCCAGTTGGTCTGACACAAGACCACACGAATTACATTTTCTAGTGGGTATCACGCCAAGACTCCCCAATCTTATATTCTCCTGTTAACGGACATCTCATATTAAAGTGTTCTCCAGCTTCCCGTATTGAATCAACGCCTAACTTACCAACAAGTTCTGCAGATTCAGGAGTTGTTTCTATTTGCCATTCGTCATGGCAGTTTACCACCATCTTAAAGTCTATCTTTGACTTACGCAACTTCTTGTGTAAAATCACTACAGCCTGTTTCATTACTATCGCACCAGCGCCCTGCAATAGCGTGTTGAGCGCTGAATGCTCCGCCCGAACGAGTAGCTTGCGTCCGTCAAGACCCGGTAGCCACGCTTTCTGAGCATAGATACGAGATACTTTTTCCCGCAACGCTCTGAGCCTCGGCGTGTTGCGTAGAAAACTAGTAATGAGTGCTTGTCCTTCTTTCGATGAACCTCCAACAATTGACCCAATCTTGGTACTTCCCGCACCATAGAGAAATGCATAGATAAAAGTCTTAGCTTGGTTCCTTGTCTCAAGCCCTGCTGCTTTCTGGTTTGCTGTGTGAATGTCGCCTGATACAACTTCATTAGTATACGCATCATCTTTCATATAATGAGCCAGCATCCGTAACTCTAAACCGCTTGCATCGATGCCAACTAATTTATATCCTTTATTAACTGTCCAAAGTTCTCTACAGTCTGGTCCATAAGGACTACCGCTATTGGGAACCTGCGCCATGTTAGGGCTGTGGTGTGTCATACGACCTGTAACTGCGCCGTTAGTAATCACTTGACCATGCACACGCCCATCGGTTTGAATTGCATCAATCCAACTCTCAACCTGTGCAATCCGCTTTTGTAACATCAAGTACTCAGCGATGGCTTTCGCTTCGGGGAAGTCGAGACCTTCGAGCGTGGTTTCGTCGACGATGACGCTACCTTTTTCGGTACGCTTTTTCGGCTTCCAACCCTTCTCGATGAGCCTTTCGGCGATTTGCTTGCGACTTCCGGGATTGAAGTCTTCCACGATGTCGGGAAGGGGTCTACCATGAGTTTTGTGGGTGCGACCAGAAGTGACCTTGGGAGGAAATATCCTTTGCATTTCAACGCAAATAGCGTCCAGCTTAGTTTTAAGAACAGATAGTAATTGTAGAGCTTTAACTTCGTCGAATCGGAATCCGTTTCGTTCTTGCTCTGCGATGATGAACGCAACTTCGTGTTCGAGTTTGATACTTTCTTGCGAATAGTCATGTGACATCTCCTTGGTTAAATGTTCATACAGTTTCTGTGTTACTAATGTATCTTGAATGCAATAGTCAAGCATTTCTTGAGTAAGACCGCCGTTGAATGATTCAAAACTACTCTTAAAAAATCCAATACGCTTACCCCACTCCGCTAGACTGTGTCCACCTTCAAGTTGTGGATTATAAAGACGAGACATCACTAAGGTATCAACAATCTTTTCTTCCGCAATCGTTATTTTCCATAAGTTCTTTAGAACAGGCACATCAAAGAAAATTCCATTGTGAGCAATAATCTGTTCTGCTCGGTCTAGAAAATTCTGTAATCCAACAAAGTTCTGCCAAATGTGTATTTGATTGGTGTCAATATCACGAGCAACAACGCACCAGATTTTATCTGGAAATAAATTGGTTTCAATATCAAGAACAATTCTCATTTAATTATTGTAACCAAGTCTGTAAGATTAATCAAGTATAATTTAGAAGTATTATCATCACCACCACGCACAACTCTAGGTTTATTATCTGCAATATATCGTTTTAGCACCGCCACAGGGAACACAAGTGTCATAATTAGTTCACCATTCAACGCTAGATTATGAAACCAAAAGTCTGATTTTGTAACAGCAATGCCACTAGGATGTCCACGACTCTCAAATTCAATTACAATGTTACCGGTAGAATTCCATTTATCTCTCTCAGTTTTAACTTCAATTTTACTGTTCTGAAATATATCAGCAATCTTTTGTTCAAAGATTTGTCCATATTCTAAATCAATATCAAAACGATTATCGTTATTGAGTTTCATTTAAGATTAATCCATAGTCCTATTTGCGCTGCAGCATAACCTATCCAAATCAATGCGTTAGACATACTGCCTTTGCTTAATTGTAACACACCAACAACTAAATAGCCAATGCCGGTGGCGCCAACAATGTAGTGTTCTAGACTCATTTCTTCTTAACTACTTTCTTAGCAACGACTGGTGTAATTGGCACTGGTCTAGGTGTTTCAAACATGATTGCCAACAAATCTTGAATCTCTGGCTCTGTAGCAACCCAACGACTGCCATCATTAAAGTGAATCTCTCTGTCAATGATGTAAGTAACATTCTCAGGATTGATAAGCCTGTCGCCAATTCTAAGTAGTTTACTCATCGCCCATTCTCTCTAGCTCATGCTCAGCTAACGCTGTAGCAGCTTTTAAACTCTTGATTAATTGTTTCACATCGTCACGATGGTCCGGATGAATAACGACACCAACCAAATACATTTGTAAAGTCTGCCTCACAACTTCTTTTAATGTGCTTTTAAATGTAATCGGGTCATCGCTATCACCAATATAGAATCCATACTCCATGCTGCCATTCTCAGCAATCCAGATAAAACTGTCTAGTTTAACTGTTCGTGTAGTCATACTTTCTCCTTCTTTAAATAAGAATCAATCGCATCATCAATCTCTTGACCTAACATCCACTGCCATTTAGTCATGTCGCCATTGCACAGAATCACAGAGGGTGCTGCAATCTCAGGGTCAACATCCCACGATGCACTGCGTAGCCAGAGATAGCGTTCAGCGTTCTTGTACACTTCCTGATTATCCTGAATCTTACTAAACACATTACGATTGAGTTCTTTCAGTCTGTCAATCTCGGTGCATAAATCAGTGATGATTTTGCGAGTGACATGATATTCATCGGTTTGTGCATAGCGCTTGGCTTTGTCAATTAAATCATCTTTCATAGTGTGTCCTTAATTTCTAACATTCTTCCAGTTTGTCCATTATACAGCAAAGCGCCACAATTACCAGTGTATCCGCTAAATCGATTCTTTAATACCCTAACACTGGTGGTGTTCCTCTCAATCATATCTTCAGCTTGTCCGTTGCGCTCTAGCCCTATCACGATGTCTGATAGCTGTGCAATAGCACCTGAACCACGCAACTGCGCCAACGAAGTCACAGCACCTTCTTCGTGTCCACGACCTTCGTTACGCTTTAGGTGTGAGACACAAATCAAACTGATACCAGTCTCTTGCACAATCATGCGTAGCTTGGTCATGATAGCATCTAGAGCTTTGCGTTCATCGCCAACATCACCGCCGCTGACAATAATACTAATATGGTCAAGAAAGACATAACCACAGCCAAGACCCTTAGCCATGTATCGCACTCTGTTGACAATATTTTCCAAAGAAGTGCTGCCAAAATGGTCAAACAGATAAACACGGTCACTTCCCAAAGTTCTATCAAATGCATCTTTTAACTCCTCCGGTGATACCTCAACATCAGGTAGATGAATCGGTTTGTTTATTGCTAATGACATGAGAGACCGAGCTGTTTTGCGGACTCCCTCTTCAAGAAACATAAGTCCAATGTTGTCGGTTGTCTTGTTAAGTATGTGCCATACAATCTCTCTAAGAAATTGTGATTTGCCAAGTCCACTTCCTGCTGTGACCATAACGAGTTCACCCTTGCGGATGCCGTATGTGAGCTTATTAAGTGCCTCGTACGGGTAGTCACAATCAGCCTTCTCAATAGGCGCTGATACCATATCCCAGAGACTGTTACCTTGCACAATCCCATCAGGGATATAAGACTCAGCACCCCACCAAGTATCAACAAATTCTTTACTAGCGTTATTCTCAAGATAATCACACGCATCTTTGTATCCAGTCCTGTGTTTCATGATTTTAACTTTGCCACCGAATAACTCAGCGACTGCCTGTGCTGCTTTCTGTCCGGGTTCATCGGCATCGAACGCTAAGACAATGTTCTCAAACGAATCAATCCATTCATATTGGGCTTTACAGTCCTTTAGAGCGCCACTAGCGCCACTGCGGATACTCACGCAAGGGTACTTACTACCTTGCATCTGATAAGCCGCTAGAGCGTCTAATTCACCCTCACAGATAGTCAGATAGCGACCAGACTTGGCGAACAAGTTCTGTCCAAACAGCGTAGCGTCTTTGAAGTCGCCAGTGACACTAAATGCTTTGTCTTCCACACTTCGAGTCTTGATAGCAACCATACTGCCATCAGGGTTATAGTAAGGATAATAGTGTTTGCCATTGTCCTGCTTAACGCCAAATGCTATGCAAGTAGCCGAAGTAATACTACGGTCAACGATACTAAGATAAGTAGCAGAGTCATAAAATTTAAGTTCCTTATTCATTGGTTTTTTAGATACCTTCGTGGTTGTGCCATCACCTGCGACATAGGTCTCGCAAGCAAAGCAGTATTGGTGTCCATCATCGAACAAACTGTTTGCATCGCTACTGCCACACGCCTCACAGGGTATGTGTTTAATGTATTTGCTTTCAGTCAATGTTGACTTCTTTCCGCCGTAATAAGTTGACAGCGTAGCGCTTCGACTTCCGCCAGTGCCATAACTAGTTCGGTTTGTGTTTTGACTAATTGGTCCTGAAGTTCCAAGACCTGCCTCGTTAAATCCTGTTCGCATATTTGCCTATCCTCGCTTGTCCAAGTTGTCATCTTTTCTCTCCATTTCCATAGATTGTTCCAATTCACTAGGTTTAGTGGCGGACACTTCCATACCATCTTCAGTTCCTTCAAATAATTTTAACTCTTTTGCACAGTGAATGCAAAGGAAAACATAGCCATCGGGTATGATTCCTCTGCGCAGTTCATCGTTCTCAGCCTCAAGCATTGCTCTAGTTTTTTGAGTCATAAATCTCCTAATGTATCATATTTGTTACAATAACCCTACTTTGTGTATCGTTTATGTTACATTATTTAACATCGATTACACCTTGCATCTTAACCCGATGTGGGTATTGTGTTTCAACCCAAAAGCATCGATACACGCCGTCACGAACACTAAGCCAAGCCTCATAGCGTTGATATTTGCCGGAGTAATCATCACAACCAGCGTGGTCAAAATCAACCTGATTAGCAACCCAACCGCATAAACAACCCAAAACAAATACCCCAATGAATATAAGGTCTTTCATGAATTCCTCTTAATCATCCAATCTAAAGCATCATGAAGAATACTAAATCTAGGTGACTGTTCTGTCTTATTCTTCCATTGGAATACCATCTTATCAGCAACATCCCAATTATTTTGTTCATGGTTCCACTTTGCTGATTTTTCGCTATCAGTAATTAATTCCATACCCATTTTATTCATCTGCATATTCCGCCACCGCCCTACCCACCAATCGATTAACCTTGTCAGCGATAGCAGTAGATAAGTCGTCCATCACCGCCTCGTAACCATAATCCCCAATCAAATCAACCATATCCATCAATATGAAATGGTATCTTGCTTCTTCGTTATGCGATTGCATAAAACCTCCCGTTAGTTAAAGACAACCCCAATCATAAGACACAATCATAAAAAGTCAATACATAAGACAAAAATAAACTACTTGACAACATTTACAAAATTGAGTATAATGCTTTTACAACATAGACTATCGTTGATTGTTTCTTTATGTTAATTGATAGTAGTCTATATTCACAGTTACGACATAGACTATATTAACTATAACGATAACTATATTACCCGCAAGCGAGTGCATTATCGATTATCCCAATCAGTCCAGTAGTCTTCTGGGTCTTCAGAATCTAACCCTCCATCAATATACCCATTATCATCAATCAATGATTCAGTCATAGCAGTATCTGATTCATTCATTAAATCTTGCCTTACCTGTATCGGTATGTAAGCCTCAATCGTTTTAAGACAATCAGAGCATAGTTCAATATATTTTCTAGTGATACCATGTTTTATGGTAGCCTCAAAGTCAGTTAATGACGCATTGCAACATTGGCATCTCATTAGAATTCCCCTTCCGCAATACCTTGAGCAATATCCAACCAATAAGCCTTAACCTTGTCTATAACCTCAGCAGGTGCGCTATCGGGTTTATAATCCTCATTTAATTCTAATTGCATCAAAGCCTCATCCCAATTGTCAGGGTCAGCCCAATAACACTGCCCATCACTAGCAATTAGACAATCTACTGACTCGTTAAATGCATCATTGTCAAAATCCCCGTCTTCGGGTTCATAATATCGATTGTTGTTGTAATTCATAAAAGCCTCTCTATTCGATTAAAACATAGTAGCATAGGGCTACCCCTTAACTACCCTAAGAAAACCCCGTATACGCTGTTTTAGAGCGTTTTAGAGGTATTCCCAAGTATAGCACAATACCACTCCAACAAGATGATACACAACATAGGCTAAAATTAGGTATGTCATGCACCAAAATAGTGCATATTTCATTTTGTCTTATCCTTCTCTATGGTTAACATTTTAATATAATCTTGATACCACTTATCAAAATCATTAATGCCATACATAAGCCTAAAATTAGGGTCGTCTAAGCGCATTGACATAAATTCCATGTAATAGTCAAATCTATCCATTTTTATAAGCCTCTCGTGCATTGTGAATGTTAAGCCATAAATTAAATAGTTCAGTATCGGATAAGCGCCAAAGGTGCTTTTGATATTGTGGGTCAGTCTTACCCTCAAGATAACCTAGGTCTTTCCATATTTGGTATTGCATTTCGCTTCTATTCATCCTATCGACTCCTCTCTTAATCGTTTGTAATACTTCCTAATCAGTTTGTTAGCCTCTTTAATCTCTGAGTGCATTGCCTTAATGCCGTCCCATCTATCATCATCTAAATAGGTTTCTATTGATTCCGTAAGCCTTGCCAATAGGTCAATAGTATAGGCTTGCTCTAATTTATCCATTTATTCAATCTCCTCATAGAGTGTATTAAACCATTGTTTAGCAGTTTTATTATCTACTAACCAAATAACATCATGCCCTTGTAATCGTGCGTTTTGCCTTGCCTCGTATTCTGTGCTATGCTCACCGATAAGCCATAATTCGCCTTTAATATCAACGCAATACCATTTATCCTTAATTAGCCCTCGATTAAATTCACAATCAGCTAAACCGTAGGTTTCAATCTCTTGTAATAGACTCATAATAAACCCTTTTATAAATAAAATACGATAGAGATTACAGCAGCAATATAAGTGTATAAGCAAACCCCGGTCAATAGCAATGATTTAAGCATGGTTTAAACCCTCCGCAATATCTGAGCCGGATATTCTCTTAATCCATCCTGAGCCGAGCCATTGAGTACCGTTAAATGACCGCTCAATATCTATACGGTTTTCTCCCCAGCTAATTAAAATCATACTAGCATTTTGTTTGATACCTTCGCTTACTTGTTTTTTAATTTGTACAATGCTCGGTTTTCTACCGGTAAAATCGTATTCATACAGCATGGTAATACCTCCTAGTATAGGTTAATGATTAGTAAATACTAATCCCATAAGCGCCTAAGATAAGCGCCTATAGGTTAATACTTAATTAATGCTTACGGTAACTTATGTTTTGAATAGTCTTATCCCAACAAGCCCGGCAATCTAAACACTTATTACCTTGCTTGTAAGCAATGCATTCATTCCCGCAAGGGTTAGCGTTAGAGTGTACGGTACTGGTATTTTCAAAACCCGCCAATGGTTTAGCGTCAACCATTGCCGCCGATAATCTTACGCATAAATTAGCGGGAAAATCCCCGAAGGTATCCCGATATCGTAATATAAGCGCCTTCTCTCTAGTAGGTAACCAGAAGTTAACGCCGGGCAAACTATCCGCAATTTTAACAATATCTAGTAAGTGTTGAAAATTTTGGATATCCCCGGCATCATGCCAACGAAAATATGGGTTTTTAGTTTTCTCGATTAGCGTAACCATACTATCAACCCATGATATCGAGCTAATAGAGCGTTCTCGCTTATCGTGCGCTTTAGTTACACTAGGATATTGGTAATTAGCTTTTAATGCGTAACAATCAAAACATACGCTACCCTTAATTTTAGCCAGTTTAGCGCCAATTTTACATAGTTTAGCGCTTATGCCATAAGTAAACCCCGGCATTTTACTAGGTTTACCCAAATTACCAGCGATTGCCGCCGCTATTTTAGGGAATAACTTACTTTTAGGTATTGCGAAATTCATAACGGTATAGCTCATTTTAAAACCTCCAATTTTAGGATACTGAAAATAGAATAACCCTAATGCCGCAATAATGCAACACTAGGGCAAACCCTTACTATGCTGTTTCTAGCTCTTCGCTCTCTTCGCTTACCATTTCACCGGCAAACCCAGCTAGATAATCGGCGGATTTTTGCGCTAATGCCGCCGCTTTAAATATTGCTTTATTATCGTTTTTTAATACCCTTAGCCAACTAGCAATATAACTAGAATGCCGCAATTCACCGGTGATACTGTAACGAGCGCATAAAAATGCGGCGCTTAGCTCAGCGATTAGCTCTTCGGCGGCGTATGCTTCATTACCAAACCGTCCCGATAAATCCCTATCTAATCTTGATTTATGCCCGCTCCAATGCGCTAACTCATGCAACAATGTTGCATAATAGCTGGCTTCGCTATTGAATTGGGTTTTATGCGGCATTGCAATATAATCTTGCGACGGTGAATAGTACGCTCTATCTCCGCCAAATTGTAACTGTACTCCGCTTTTAACCGTTAGCGCTTCAATACTAGCGACATCATTAAAAACCTTCGGTGCTGGTATTGCCGGCGCTTCAAACCCGGTAACTTGCTCGGCATTAAATACAGTGTAGGATTTTAGGACATAGCTATAGTTTTTAACTTCGCCGGCTTCGGTTATCTTACTACCGTTTTCTACCGGTGAATAAAATATAATATGGGTACCCTTGCTTCCCTTGCTTACTTGAGCGCCGATACTAACCCATTGCTTATATGTACCCCAATACGGTGATTTAAACCCGCTCATGCCGAGAATAATAGTATTAATGCCGCTGTAGGTTTTCTTACTAATAACATTACAGTCACTACCGGCTTCGCCGCTCCAATTTTTAACCCATGAAGGGATGTTACCGCTCTCTAGCTCAGCAATGATTTTATCGGTTACTTGTTGATAGACTAATGCGCTCATAATTTTAGCTCCATGATTAGTGATTAATTAAATATTACAGTATCAATTATGTATTAATATTACCATTGTCAATATTATGACATTCCCTAATAGGGTTTACCCTTAGTCTTTAGTGGTGCTGTGTAGGTGCAACTTAGCCCCATACACTCACGCTATCAACCATCACAGGTCAATAGTATTTAACTATATGCGTGTAAGCGTATATTCGTATATGCGTATATATCGATATTGTCATGTAAGTAAGCACTCACTAACCTAGCACTATATTGGTGCAAGGATGATGTAAGTAAGTGCTAACTAACATAGGGGGGAGGGGTAGACTATGTTGTGTAATGTTGGCGGAGCCTCCATAGCATACAAAAAAGTAAAATAGACCTATGTTAAATTGATAAAAAAGGGACATAGTCAATGATGGTGTATGTCATTGATTAGTAAGAAAGAATAAAATAGGGACAGAGTAGCTGGAAATGCTCACTCCGTAGGAGGTCGCTGTTGTCCCCAGCGGAGACCTATATTGTCTAGGCAGACCCGCACAGTCGCAGACGACTATGCTACCGTCTATGTTATTGTTTTGTAACAGGTGTAAAAATAATGCTTGACAAAATTACAAAAATGTGCTAAAATCGCCTTACAAGTTCAAACAACACACTATAAAGAATCGTGTAAGCCCTGCAAGCAGTGAATTATTATAGCGCACTGTAGCAAAGGGGGATTAAAACCAAAATCCCCCTCCTGATAGCGAACTGCTCAATCTTACGATAGCATACTATAGTAACTATAGGGCTTTGAATTTTTTGTTTGTCTTAATAAGTATTTTCTTTGTCTTTCCCTTTAAGGATAAAAAGGCTTTATGTTAGAAGTTGAAAAACAATTATCTACCGAAGATGCTCAGTCTTCAGACGATGGTGGTGTTGTCTTAAAAAAGAAGCGACCAAAGCTGGTTAGACGAGAAGTTGTCGATGGTAAACCTGTTCGTGGTCGTCCCTCCAAGAAGGCGATTGCAAAGAAAAAGAATCCCGGTATTGTGGGGAGACCACCGGGCGACGCAGCACGAATAGCAGAGTTTAAAGCAAGACTGTTAGCAACACATGGCGACAGCGTGATTGAGAAGATAATCACCACCGCCCTACAAGATGGACACCCTGCACAGGGAGCAATGCTAAAGTTCTGTGGAGAACGCTTGTTACCTCTGTCTAGTTTCGAGGGCAAGACTGGTGGAGGAACACCACAGATTTCAATTAACATCAGTGGACTAACAAATCCAACGATAGAAGCAGAAGAAGTAATTGACAACGATGTTACTGATGTAACCATTAAGGACATCGATGAATCTTGATTTTAAACTGCTGAAGTGGCAGCAAACTGTCTTCAAAGACCAAAGCAGATTCAAAGTAATCGCTGCTGGTCGTCGCTGTGGAAAGTCAAGGTTGTCAGCAGTAACGCTGTTGATTGAAGGATTAAACTGTCCAGAAGGTTCAAGTGTGATGTATGTTGCACCAACACTAGGACAAGCCCGGACGATTATGTGGGACTTGTTGATGGACTTAGGAAAGCCTGTCATCAAATCCGCACATATCAACAATCTTGAGATAACTTTGGTTAACGGCAAGAAAATCCTCATTCGAGGCGCTGACAACCAAGACTCTTTGCGTGGTGTGTCTTTGTCGTACTTGGTAATGGACGAGGTCGCTTTTATCAAGTCAGAGATTTGGGAACGAGTGCTTCGTGCTGCTTTGTCGGATAAAAAAGGTAGAGCAATGTTTATCTCGACTCCGTCTGGACGAAACCATTTCTATGATTGGTTTCAGTTGGGACAGAGTGGAGACGATGCAGATTGGAAGTCGTGGCACTTTACCACCGCTGACAATGAAACGATTGACCCGAAAGAGATTGAAGCTGCTAAACGCACATTAAGTTCTTTTGCGTTCAATCAAGAATATTTGTCTTCCTTCAATAATGCTGGTGCAGGATTATTTAAAGAAGAATGGATTAAGTTTGGCGATGAACCTGAGATTGGTTCGTGGTATATTGCAGTAGACCTAGCTGGCTTTGAAGATGTCGCTAAAAGCGCCAATGCCACTAAGAAAAGACTAGACCAGTCCGCTATCGCAGTTGTAAAAGTAACCGATGATGGCATTTGGTTTGTCGATAAGATTGAAGCTGGTCGTTGGGATATACAAACCACCGCACTGAACATCTTAAAGAATATTAGAGAATACGAACCTCTAGCAGTTGGAATTGAGCGAGGGGCGCTAAAGAATGCAGTCTTGCCTTATCTCAGTGATTTGATGCGAAAGAACAACTGTTACGCACATATCTTAGATTTAACGCATGGCAATAAGAAAAAAGTAGATAGGATTGTTTGGGGACTACAAGGACGCTTTGAGCATGGACGAGTTATACTCAATGCTGAAGAAGACTTTGATGAGTTTGTTGACCAACTATTGATGTTTCCTACCTCTAATGTACACGACGACTTAGTGGATGCATTAAGTTATATTGACCAACTCGCTGTCACTAGCTACAGTATTGACAATGACGAAGACGAATGGCAAGCATTAGATGTGGTTAGTGGCTATTAATAAAGGACTAAAATGGCTGAAAATATGGACATGAACGAAGGTATTAGCTGGGAAGAACCTTCTGAAGCAGACAAAGAGCTTTGTGCCTTTGTTATTCAACATTGTGACAGATGGAGAGATTCTCGTGATGAGAACTACCTTGAAGATTGGAAAGAGTACGAAAGAATCTTTCGTGGAATCTGGGCTGACGAAGACAAAACACGAGAGTCCGAGAGAAGTCGTCTAATTTCTCCAGCTACTCAGCAAGCGGTAGAAACCCGCCACGCTGAAATCATGGAAGCTATCTTTGGTAACGGAGAGTTCTTTGACATCAAAGACGATGTTCGTGACTACAACAACAATCCGATGGATGTTGAGGCACTAAAGGTTCAACTCAAAGAAGATTTAGAAAAGCATAAGATTCGTAAGTCTATTGACCAGATTGAATTAATGGCAGAGATTTACGGAACTGGTATCGGTGAAATTATTGTTAAGCAAGAGAAAGAGTTTGTTCCTGCTACGATGCCAATGCCGGGAATGGAACAAGCCGCCTATGGCGTACAAGAAAGAGAATACTTCTGCGTTAAGGTAAACCCTGTTAATCCTAAGAACTTCCTCATTGACCCCAATGCTACCTCGATTGACGATGCGATGGGTTGTGCCATTGAGAAGTTTGTGTCTATTCACAAAGTGGTTGAAGGTATGGAGAAGGGTATCTATCGTAAGGTAGACATCGGACCTGCTGGCAACGATGATGACTTAGAAGTTACCCAAGAAGTTGTGCAGTACCAAGATGACAAAGTCAAACTTCTGACATATTATGGATTAGTTCCTAGAGAGTACCTAGAACAGTTAGAAAACGAAGGTGAAGAAGTTGTTGACCTCTTCCCTGAAGATAGCACTGCTGATACCTACAGCGGTCTAGTAGAGGCGATTGTCGTTATCGCTAACGATGGACTCTTACTCAAAGCTGAGAAGAACCCATACATGATGCAAGACCGCCCTGTGTTGGCGTATCAGGATGACACTGTCCCTAATAGATTCTGGGGTCGTGGCACTGTTGAGAAAGCCTATAATATGCAAAAGGCTATCGATGCTCAACTACGCAGTCACCTTGACAGTCTAGCACTGACTACAGCACCAATGATTGCAATGGATGCTACTCGTCTACCTCGTGGCTCACGCTTTGAAGTTAAGCCCGGTAAAGCAATCCTCACGAATGGTAATCCAGCAGAGATTCTATTCCCATTCAAGTTCGGTCAAACCAGTCCAGAGAACTTCGCTACCTCTAAAGAGTTTGAGCGTATGCTCCTAATGGCAACTGGTACACTTGATAGCCAAGGAGTTGTATCTCAAGCCTCTCGTGATGCGTCTGGCGCTGGTATGTCAATGGCAATGGCTGGTATTATCAAGAAGTATAAGCGGACTCTGACAAACTTCCAAGAAGACTTCATGGTTCCGCTGATTAAGAAAGCAGCCTTCCGTTATATGCAGTTTGACCCTGAGCGTTATCCTTCTGTAGACATGACATTTATTCCTAGCGCTACTTTGGGTATCATGGCTCGTGAGTACGAACAACAGCAGCTTATTGGCTTGTTACAGACTCTTGGACCTAATACTCCAGTCCTGCCAATCATCCTTAAAGGCATTATTGGTAACTCTAGCCTCTCTAATCGGGCTGAATTGGAGCAAGCATTGACCCAAATGAGTCAACCAGACCCACAACAAGCGCAAATGCAGCAGATGGCGCTACAGATGGATATGGAACAGAAGCAAGCGACGACTCAATCGTTACAGGCTAGGGCGCAAAAAGACTCTGCAGAGGCTGCTAAGACCGTTGTAGAGACCCAACTGATGCCTGAAGAGCTTCGTGCCAAGGTCATTAGTTCACTTTCTACCAACATTGATGGTAAAAACAAAGAATCTGAGTTTGAAAAGAGAGCCAAGATTGCTGAATTGATGCTCAAAGAGGCTGATATTAAGAATAAAGGCAAGATTGTAGAACTACAGATGCAAAAACAACGAAACCAATAAAAATCACTTGACTTTTTTATAAAGTTGTGGTAAAATGCGGTTATAAATGTAAGTAAGCGCTAACTAACTTAATGCCTAAACAAACCGATGCCCAAAGAAATTTACAGTATGTAAATACTAAATTAGTAATAAAAAAGACATTCTCCAAAAGGACAAAGAATGATAGATAAAAAACTACAAGAATACTATGAGAGTCGCTTTGCAATGATGGCGACTCAAGGTTGGTTAGATTTGATGGAAGATGCACAGAATATGTTCAATTCCTTAAATCAAGTATTACCAATCCAAAATGAATCTGATTTACAACTAAAGCGTGGACAACTGGACATTCTCCAGTGGTTAATCAGCTTAAAAGATGTTTCAGAGCAATCCTACGAGCAGCTCTTATCGGGAGATACGGCGAATGAGTAGGAAGTTATATGACTTTAAATGTTCAGAAGGACATATCACAGAGAGTTTTGTTGGAGATAAAACAACAGTAATTCCCTGTGAATGTGGTTTAGATGCTAACCGAATTATTTCGCCTATACGAATTAGTTTAGATGGCACTGACCCCGTTTTTGTGTCTGCCTACGATAGATGGGCAAAAAGGCACGAAGACAAACAGAAGCAAGAAGCAAAGCAAAACGCCTGAGATACCTCGTAAGAGCCTCAGATTATTAATCCTAAAATCACTTGATTCGGTGACAGGAGACTTTAAATGGCAGCAAATTTTATTCAAGAAGAAGAACTGTTTGAAAGCAACGAGCAAGAAGTAGTACAAGATGTTACAACCCCAGAGGCATCATCAACCGATGCACAACCTGAAGTTAAACAGCAAGAACCAGTAGAAGAGTTACCTGAGAAGTACCGAGGTAAATCAGCATCAGAAATTGCAAAGATGCACCAAGAGGCTGAAAAGCTCATTGGTCGTCAAGCAAACGAGGTTCACGAAGTACGAAGTCTTGCAGACCAGCTTTTAAAACAACAACTCGAAGCTCGAACAAAAGAAACAGCGCCTATTGAAGAATCGCTTGAAGAAGACTTTTTTGTAGACCCTAAACAGGCTGTCAACAGACAAGTAGAAAAGCATCCTGCTGTAATTGAAGCTAGACAAGCAGCATTAGAAATGAAGAAGATGAAGACGGCACAACAACTGTCGGCTAAACATCCTGATTTTACCACTATCGCACAAGATACTGGATTCCAAGATTGGGTAAAGTCTTCTAAGATTCGACTGAATTTGTTTGCCAAAGCTGATGCAGAATTTGACTTTGATGCCGCTGATGAGTTGTTAAGTACTTACAAAGAACTTAAACAAATCAAACAGCAGACTCAAACGACTCAAACTGCAGCAGTAGAAAGCAAAGCTCAAGAACAAGCAATGAAGGCAGCTACAGTTGATGTTGGTGGTGCTGGCGAGAGTAGCCGAAAAGTATATCGTCGAGCAGACCTAATTAAATTGAAACTTACCGACCCTAGTCGTTATGAAGCACTGCAGGATGAAATCTTGTTAGCTTATAGCGAAGGGAGAGTTAAGTAATTTTAGACTTAATAATTAACAAAGGAAATTAATCATGGCAGCAGTAACATACCCCGGCGGTAGTACATCTATCGTCAACAAAACAGCAGCAGACAAGTTTATTCCAGAGATTTGGAGTGACGAAGTCATCGCTGCCTACAAGGCAAACTTAGTTCTTGCAAACCTCGTCCGTAAAATGTCTTTCAAAGGCAAAAAAGGCGACACACTGCATATTCCTAAGCCAACTCGTGGCGTAGCAGCAGCTAAAGCAGCTAACACTGCAGTAACCATCCAAGCTAACACCGAGAGCGAAGTACAAGTTCTCATCGACCAACACTTCGAGTATTCACGCTTCATCGAGGACATCGTTGAGACTCAAGCATTGTCTTCTTTGCGTTCGTTCTACACTGATGATGCTGGTTACGCTTTGGCTAAGAAAGTTGATGACACACTCATCGCTTTAGGCAAGTCCTTTGGCGACGGTGACGGAACTGACTGGACACATAGCACTTCGTATTACATTGATGCAACGACTGGTTTAACTCTGTACGCAGAAGACACCGTTATTACTTCCGATGTATTCACCGATGCTGGTTTCCGTAAGCTCATCCAGTTGATGGACGACGCTGATGTTCCAATGGATGGTCGTAAGTTTGCTATTCCTCCATCACTCCGCAACGCTATCATGGGCATTGACCGTTACAATAGCTCTGACTTCGTTGATGGTCGTGGTGTTAACAACGGTCAAATTGGCAAGTTATATGGTATCGATGTTTATGTATCGAGCAATATGCCTGTTATTGAGACCGCTGCAGCTAACTCTGTTGGTGACGCAGTTAAAGCTGCTCTCTTGTTCCATACTGATACTATGGTATTTGCCGAGCAACTTGGTGTTCGTTCCCAGACTCAGTACAAGCAAGAGTATCTGTCTACGCTCTACACTGCCGACACATTGTTCGGTGTGAAGACTGTACGCCCAGAAGCTGGCTTCGTACTCGCTGTAAACGCCTAATATAGGCATCTCAAGACTCTCCAGTTTCGGCTGGGGGTCTTTTTATAATGTTCTTATGAAACAATGTACAAAATGTAAAGAGTATAAATCTTTAGTTGACTTTCATAAAACAAAACAAACTAAAGACAAATATACTTTTCATTGTAAAACTTGCAACAAAAAAGCACGAAAAGAATATTATAAAAAGAATAAAGATAAAGTTTTAATTCAAGTAAAAAACTGGCAATTTATAAACAAAGATAAAGTACGAGCAACACGAGCAACTTATAAATATAGTAAACGAAACGCTACACCAAGTTGGCTAACAAAGGAGCATTATTTACAAATTGAATCACTATATTGGTTAGCAAAACTACAGAAAGAATTAACTGATATTGACTTTCATGTAGACCATATTGTTCCTTTACGAGGAAAAACAGTGTGTGGTCTCCATGTACCTTGGAATTTACAAGTATTATCTGCAAAAGATAATTTAAGTAAATCAAATAAAGTTTAGGAGAATAGCTTGTCAATTTATCGAGGACCCGGTGGTGCAGGAGACGCTACAAACGATGCTTCTAACCAAGCCGTAGTTGCACAGGGATATGCACAACAAGCCGAAAACTTCAAGAACCAAGCACAAAACAGCTCCACAGCCGCATCTAGTTCTGCAAGTGCAGCAAGTGGTTCAGCGTCTTCAGCATCAAGCTCTGCTACTACCGCAACTAATGCAAAGAACTCTGCTGAGTCAGCAAGAGATGCTGCTTTGGTTGCAGAAACAAATGCCGAAACAGCAGAAACCAACGCAGAAGCAGCAAGAGATGCAACTTTAAACTTTGGTGATGAAGTTGTATTTCAAGTCACTACTTTATCTGCTGGTGCTGATGCAACAGTTAGTTACGATTCAAATGATTTAATTGTTTCTCTTGGTATTCCACGAGGCAACACAGGTGCGACAGGCTCTACCGGTTCAACCGGAGCTACAGGCGCAACCGGCGCTACAGGACCACAAGGAGCTAAAGGCGACAAAGGCGATACAGGCGCAACTGGCTCCACAGGAGCAACGGGAGCGACTGGTCCACAGGGTGCTAAAGGCGACACTGGCGATACTGGTCCACAAGGCGCAACAGGTGCTACAGGTCCACAAGGACCAACAGGAGCAACCGGTGCAACGGGTCCTGCTGGTGCTGACGGTGCTGGTGTTCCTGCGGGAGGCACTACCGGACAATATTTAGTAAAATCATCAAATACCAATTATGCTACTCAATGGAGTACATTAGATTTATCGAGTTATTTAACATCATCAACCGCTGCAAGCACCTATGTTGCATTAGGCGGTTCATATGCTGACCCATCATGGATAACCTCCTTGGCAGGTAGCAAAATCACAGGAACCCTTGACGGAGGAACATATTAATGCCAACCACAATCGTAACTAAGAACAGCTCAACTGCCTCAGCAGTACCTTCCGCTGGTTCGTTAACACAAGGTGAATTAGCAGTCAATGTCACCGATAAAAGACTATATACTAAAAACGCAAGTGGTACTGTTGTTGAGTTAGGAACATCTCTAACAAACGCAACTGGATTACCACTAACAACTGGAGTTACAGGAACATTGCCAGTCGCAAATGGTGGTACAGGTGCTTCTTCTTTAGCAGCAGCCTCTATTGCTACCAATGGATACACAACAACAGCTACAGCAGCAGGAACAACAACCCTGACTGTTTCTAGCAATTGTTTACAGTTCTTTACTGGAACAACAACTCAGACTGTAGTTTTACCTGTTGCCTCTACATTAACAGCAGGACAAAGATTTGAAATTCATAATAACTCTACAGGCAATATTACTGTTAACTCGTCTGGAAGCAATTTAGTAGCAACAGTATTACCAACATATACAGTAGTGCTTACTTGCATTTTAACTTCTGGAACTACAGCAGCATCTTGGGATGCAGATATTCAAGGATTTACAAGTTTGTCTGGTGCTAATATTGCTGTACTAAATTCTGCACAGTCGTTTACTGCTGCACAGCGTGGTGCTATCTCTGCATTGACTGATGGCTCTACTATTACTCCAGACTTTGCAGTCGCTAATAACTTCTCCGTTACACTTGGTGGTAACAGAACACTAGCAAACCCTAGCAACTTAACTGCTGGTCAGTCTGGTTCTATCTTTATTACCCAAGATGGCACAGGAAGTAGAACTCTAGCCTATGGTTCTAATTTTGATTTTGCTGGTGGTACTGCACCTACACTCTCAACTACAGCAGCAGCAGTTGATAGAATAGATTATGTAGTAAGAACAGCAACCTCTATCCATGCAGTATTTACAGCTAACTACAGTTAAGGCTAATAATGTCAGTTATCGGTTCTAATATCCTTGCTGGTGCATCTGGTCAAGGTGGTGGTTATAACCTAACCAACTCCCTACGCTTTCGGTCTAGTGCTTCTGCTTATCTAAACAGGACTGCAACTACCCCTACTAATGCTCAAAAAGGGACTTATAGTGCATGGATTAAAAGAGGCAAATTTACACAATCAACAGACCCTAATAATGGGGATTTAGTTGGCTCTGGTGAAAGTAGTGGGTATGCTTTAATTCAATATTATGGTCAAAATCTTTATTTTGGCGAAAGAGGTTCTAACGGATATTTTTCAACTGCCGCAGTATATCGTGACCCTTCATCTTGGTATCATGTGCTTTGCGTTTTTGATACAACTTTGGCTACTGCTAATGATAGATTGCAAGTTTGGGTAAATAATGTCCGTCAAACTGCTGGTTCTTTTAATGTTGCGCCAACACAAAACTCATCATTTAAATTTTTAAATGAAAATGGACAGTTATATAACATAGGCGCAGAACAATCTTCAACTACTGTAAGAAACAATTTTGATGGCTACATGGCTGAAGTAAACTTCATTGATGGTCAAGCCCTAACCCCATCCTCATTCGGTGAAACATCCGCAACCACAGGTGTATGGATTCCTAAGAAATACACAGGAACATACGGCACTAATGGATTCTATCTGCCTTTCACAGATAACTCTGCTCTGACTACATCATCTAATGCTGGACTAGGAAAAGACTTCTCAGGCAATAGTAATTACTG